GCGTTCCCGGCAGGTTGATCGGCGCGTGCACCCAGCTGCTTCCGTTCCAGGTCGCCATACGGTCTCCCAGGCTCAGCCCTCCGGCCGCGGTGAACTGCCCGCCGGCGTATACCAGCCCATCGTCGCTGACCGTTACCGTAAATGCGGTGTTGTTCAGCCCGCTGCCCATCGGGTTCCAGCTCGCTCCGTTCCAGAACGCCGCGTAGTTCACCGTCCCACCGTCGGCTGAGGCGAACTGCCCTACCGCATAGATGTACCCGTTCGGCGCCTGCGCCAGCTTGTTCACCTGGTCGCTCATCCCGCTGCCCATCGCACCCCAGGCGCTGCCGTTCCAGTATGCCACGTAGTCGCCTGGCGATCCGCCTGCCACGGTGAATGACCCGCCTACATAGACATAGCCGTTCTGACCCACGATCACGCATACGCCGGTGTTGTCCGCCAGCCCGCTGCCCAGCGTGCCCCAGCTCGATCCGTCCCAGGTGGCTACCCGGTTCGCCGATGCTCCTCCGGCTGTGGTGAACGCCCCCACCACGTACAGCTTCTTGTCCGGTCCGATCGCTCCGCCGTATGCCGCCGCGCCCACTCCCACCGTCCCGGATCCCAGCGCTTCCCATCCGAGGGTAGTGCTCCAGCGCGCTACCCGGTTGACCGTTGTGCCGCCCGCTGTGGTGAAGTCGCCGATCACGAACACGAACCCGCCCGGCGCTACCACGATATCTCGCACCGTCCCGTTCGTCCCGCTGCCCATGGCGGTCCATGCCCCAGTATCCCAATCATAATATGCGATATAGTCCGCGTTGGCGGTCCCATCCCAGTTCAGGAAGTCCCCACCTACATAGATCCTGCCCTGGTCTTTATCGTATGCAATCGCCCGCACCGCAATCCCCGAGCCTGGGTCGGTCACTGCGCTGGGGGTGATCGCCGCCAGACAGTCATTATTCAACCGTGCCGCAAAATAGCGCTCCGTTGCCGAGATGCTGACCGATAGCGCTTTGTTTTCGCTTCCAATATCGTACCAGAATGGGTCGTAGGCAATCATCCTCAGGCTGAAATCCTCCAGATACATGTCCGGATCGCCCATCTCCAGCCCGCTGTCGTATACGCAGTACAGGTCCAGCGGCTTGCTGCTGTTCGCCCCTGCGTAGCGCAGGATCAGCGCCTGGTCGCCTTTCACCCGCCGCGGCTTGATCGCATCCCATAGGTCCTTGCGCAGGCTGTGCAGCCCGTCCCAGTCGCTGCCTTTGATCTGGCACTTAAGGCTCACTGTCCTGGGCAGCGCCTTCCTGCCCTGGAATGACGCCCCCGGCAGCAGCGCTTGCTCCATCATCAGGTGCTCGTACTGCGCCGCCCCGATCCCCAGCTCGGCGGTTACGTCTACGCAGTAGCTGTCCAGGTCGATAATCCTCCCCGCCTGGCGCTGTTGGGCGCTCATTACCGATGTGCTCAGCAGCGCCAGCCCGCTCCACCTTGCTCCTGGGCTGTCCCCGTCGAAATAGGTGTGCTCGCTCGCCGTCGCCGCGCACAGCAGCCCGTCCACGTGGAATACCGCCGTGCTGGCGTGGCTGTCCTTGACTATATACAGCCGCACCGACGTGGATAATCCCGGTGTATACGTCACGCTCACCCGCTGCCACTCGCCCGTCCCGGTGAAGTCCGTCGCCGTGCCTTGCAGCGTGCCGCTGGTGTTGGCAAAGTAGATCGTGTAGGGCACCCCGTTCGCCCCGCGCACGTCCACCGAGAAATTATGCAGGGTGGCACTCTCCAAAGTCACATCCCCAAAGTACACCCCATCCCCTGTCCCGCTGGTCGGCGTCACTGCCAGGCTGTGCCTGCCCCGCCTGGCGTATGTTCGGCTCTGGGCAATGCTCCCCCCCACCGCGGTGAATCCATTGTCGTTCGACTCTACGCTCGGGTTCGTCACCAGGTTGGTTACGTCCGCCGTCTCCGGTACAATTACATTCCACATGCCCATAGTTTTCTCTCTGCTAGCTTCTCGCCATCGCCCGCATCATGTTGAAATCGTCCACAACCTTCTCCGTCCGGCTGTTCGAGTACACCGTCAGGTTGTGGTACATATAGTTCGTTACCTGTGTTGATGCTCCTACTGTGGCAAATGCTGGCAGGTGCGCCCCGCCCTGGATCCCCAGCGCCATGCCCTGCATCATGTTCATCCCTAACCCGGCGAACAGCGTGCTGGGCGATTCGATCCCCAGGAAGCCCTTCGCCGCTTCATAAGCTGCCTTGGCTGCCTTTTTTGCCGCCTCGACGATAAAGTGTGTCGCTGCGGTGATGCCTTTTGCGATTCCCTCGATAATGGAACGCCCAACCTGTCCCCAATCCACCTGTTTGATCTTGTCCACCGCATTGCTCACGATCTGTTTGATCTCCGCCCACAGCTTATCCCACATCTCTCTCAGCTTCACGCCGAACTCGCGCCATTTCCCCTGCTGCGCCAGGTGGAATAGCTCCACGACATTCTGTAGCGCTTCCTTGAATCGCTCCCAGATCAGCATCACCCCGTCCCACAGCGCCTGGAACGTAGCGCTCACTTCGTCCTTATGCTTGTTCCAAAAATCAGCCAGCGCCTGCAGCGCCGCCGGGATGTGTACCTGCAGCCAGGGTACTACCGTATTCTGTAAGAACGGGATCAGCACCGTGCTCATCCAGTTCCATACTGCCAGGATCGCCGGCTTGAGTACACCCGTCCAGAAGTCGCTCAGCACCTGGATCGCCTTCGGGATATTGTCTTTCAGCCATGGGTAGACCTCGTTCACCAAAAATGGGATCAGCACTGTGCTCATCCAGTTCCACACTGCCAGGATCGCCGGCTTCAGCGTGTTCGTCCAGAAATCGCTCAGCGTTGCGATCGCAATCGGCAGGTATTCTCCTATCCACGCCGCCAGCTTCGGCGCGTACTCATTGATGATCGGCGTGATCCCTGTCACCAGGCTGGTCAGCGCCGGCAGCAGCGCCATGCCCACCCCCTCGGCTGCGTTGCCTAATGCGTTTTTTAGGATGTCCAGCTGCCCGGCGAAGGTCTCCCCGGCTGCCTTGGCGCTCCCGCCGAACTCCTTCTGCAACTCCTGCAGGATCACCGCCTGCGCCCCGGCTACGTCTCCGGTCTGCACCAGGCTCTCGATCATCTTCTTCTGCTCTTCGCTGAAGGTCACCCCTACCCGCTGCAGCGCCGTCACACCGTTGATCGGATCATTAAGCGCCTTCCCCAGTTGGATCGCGCTGCTCTGCAGGTCCTGCCCCAGCGCCTGGCTCATGTCCAGCATCGTCTCCGTTGCCGCCGGGAATACGTCCTTGCCAATGTTGGTGAAGGTCAGCAGCATGTTCTCGCCGCTTACAATAGCATCATCCTCGAAGCGCGTCACTCCGGATAGGCTATTCGCCAAATCGTTGGCCATCTCCGCCGTTACCCCTGCCGCTCCACCGGTGGATTTGATCACTGCGGCGAGCTGCGCCTGCACTTCCTGCGCTTCCATAGCTTCCTTTGTCGCCCACACCAGCCCGGCGCCCAGCGCGGCAATCCCGCCCAGGGCTGCCGCTCCGGCGAACTTGCCAATCGTCCCCAGCGATTTGCCGATTTTGCTGCTCAGGCTCTCGCTGTGCTTCGCCGCTTTGTTCATCTCCGTCACGAATTTGCCCGTGTCGGCTGTAAGGCTGACCACCAGGGTCGCTAATGTGCTCATTTTTCCACCGCTTTCCGCAGCCGCTCACCCACCGTCTTCTCCGCTTCGCCGCTCTTCTCGTCGAATGCCGGGCGCATGAACGGCCTGGCGCTCATCCCGCTGGGGTTGGCTACCATGGCAAAGATGTCATCCCCCAGCTTCAGCGCCTGCTTCGATTCCGGTCGCACCTCGTGCGCTGCTGTGCCGGTCTCAAAGAAGCGGTAGTACCAGTGATCTTTATCCGGTCCGATCTCGATCGTCGCCCGGCCTTTTTTGCTGTCCTTGATCTCCGCCTCCACGTGCGGACCGGGCGCTTTATCGTTGGCCGCCGTGCGCAGCACTTCGCCGCCGTCCTTCACCGCCGCTTCCAGCTCGGCGTCCACGTCCACGCTCATCGCCCTCAGCTTGCGCAGCAGCTCCTCGCCGCCTTCGATCTTCGCCGTGACTTTGATCATTTCTTCCTCTGCAGCATCGCCCATGTCCTCATCAGCGCATAGATCTCCTCTGGGCTCTTACTATTCTCGGGTCTCGCTTCTCGGATATCGAACTTAGGCATAAACTCCTCCGGCCCAAACGGCTTCGCCCTCTTCTTCGGGTCCCGGTTCATGTTGGCGATCGTTGCCGCGATAATACCTGCCCTCAAATCAGCCCGCTCCTCTCCAAATGGCTCCATCTGTGCATACGCCATCCATTCCGATAGCTCTCGGCTGCTGATCCTGCCCAGCAGGTCGTCCACGCTTGTGCCCAGCGCCAGCGCCAGGCGGAAGTAGAAGCGCCGCTCGGGGCGCTCGCTCAGTTTTTTGCGAGCTCTTCTACGTCCGCCTGGGTCAGCCCGCTCAAACGCTGCGCCACCTCGAAGATGCGCTGCAGCGCCGCGGCGCTCTTCCCGCCCAGCAGCTCTACGTCCGCCTGGCTGAACAGCCGCTCCCCGGCTTCGTCCACTACGGTCAGCGCTACCAGCTTGGCGCGTATGTTGCGCATGTCCACCGAGCTCTTGTTGCCCTTCAGCTCGACGATCGAGCCTTCGAAGGCGTCCCGCTCGCTCCCGGTCATGCCGCGCACCAGCACGCTGCCGCCCCACTCCGGCATGTGCACCTCTTCCCTGGGCAGGTCCGCCACCTTTAGGATGTCGTCCCTCTTTAGAATCGGCATATTATCTCCTTCTCACCACAGAGCACACGGAGAGCACGGAGAAAACATTTTTAAACAAAAGAAGTATCTTGTATTTCTCTGTGAACTCTGTGTTCTCTGTGGGTAATTCCTTTATGTGATGGTCGGCGCGCCGGTCGGATGGATCGCTACCTCTGCCTGGTAGGTGTCCTCTTGCTTCGAGATGCGCGTGATCGCCTCGATGTGCGCGCTGAACGCGATCACCTCCACCCCGTCCGGGTCCTGGATGCTCATGCTCACCGCCGAGTCGCTGTCAAACGCCGTCACGATCGCCGCGTGCGTCGCCGCTACGCTGTCCCACTCCAGCAGGCAGGTGAACGGCTCCAACCTCCGCTTGCCCGTCGCCGTCGCCGTGTAGTAGCCGCTGGTCGCATCGTGCCCCGTCGATTCCGCCAGGAACTTGGTGAACTTCGGGAAGTCCACGTCCTTCATCGCCGCAATCGCCGTCAGCGTCGTGCTCACCATGATCTTCAGCTGTACTCCGTAACCACCTTGATTCGCCATCTCTTATGCCTCCTGATCTTAGTTTCTAGTAACTTGTAATCGCTGCGCCTGCGCCGATACTTTCTCTAGGAGAACCAGCTAACAGGCGCTTATAAATCACGTCGCTGGCTCCCTCAGCAGCTAACTCGTAAAGATCGCCGTCATGGGGATCGCAGCGATCCAACCACATCAAGGCGTCGGCATAGAAAGACGCTCCAGAACCACCAGAACCTAACGAGTGATGAGACTCCACGCCCAGATTCCAGGATTGGGATGCGTTAACATCTGCTATGACCGGGCCATACGTGTAACTATATGCGCCGCCAATTCTGAGAATCTTACCCGCTTCATGCATTGTGCTGGCGTTTCTTGTCAGGGCACCAGTATTCCTGAAGTCTTTGCTAATGCAATTAATCTCGATAGCGTTGGGAATAACAGAGAATGGTGACTGGTGGTAGTTGAACCCATCTGCCTGACCGTTATATGTTTCACAATCCATTAAGATCGTTTCAGTCGTACCATCACAGTCAAAATTATCGTATGGACCATAATTGTGCCTAAATATACAATTTTTGAAATACGCCTTAAATGAACTTACCCCATCCGTGGGATATAACCGAATCAGGCGATTAGCTCCGCCAACCACTTCGAAGGTAATATTCTCCAGGTAGATCGCTTTATTGACTGCGTTATAGCTCAGTCCACTGATGCTC